GCAATGCACTTTGATTTAATAATGACGGCCATCCCTGTCCTTTTGTGGGACTAAAATGAACGTGTTTAAACCAAACGCTTTGATTAGCATCTAATTCGACTAAGGGTAATCCCAGTTTATGTGTCAAGTCTAACATTAGTTTATGACTATGATCATTGATAAATTCGCCTTGTCCTAACTTCATAAGTTGTTCATCCCAAAATTTATCAAACCATGCATAGTCTGAAATTACACTATGATCAAAATTTTCGACATATAACATATAAGCCCCTAGTCTTGAGCCGTAGATAACCCAGTCGCCATTTTCAACATCTCGACCCACTGTCATCCATATCATCCAACGTGCAAAGTTTGCAGGGTACATTTTATGTTTAAAATCTTCTGGTCTAACTTTAAAACCTTGATCCAGTCCCATTTTAACGCCTTCTCGAAAACCTGCCCTGAATGCTTGCTTAAAACTTGCATTGTTATGTACAATGCCATATGTGTTATTCATTTGTTTGTATTGTTCAGGATCCCAACAGAAATCTACGTTATGAGTATTATCGCCTTTTCTTGCGGCTTCATGGCTTTTCATATTATTAACATGTTCCGCATACCATAATTTAACGCCACCGTTGCCGTAGACTAAACCATTGACAATGTTCCTACTGCTCCAGCTCAATGTTGCATGTTTGATGTCATTGGTAATTTCAATGCTTTTTTTCCATATTTCTGCGTCTACTCTGCAATCTGCATCTACAGTAAAAAAGCGTTTGCTGCCAGCTTCTTCTGCGGCTTTTTTATGTGCGGCATCAAAGCCTTTTACGCCATGCACACGTTTTACCAATTTGGGATTAGGATGATTGTCTTTTAAAAAATTAAAATTTTCATCGGCATTGGGTTCATCAAAACTAAGAAATATAACTGGTATATCTTTTAGTTTTAATATATTATTGTTTTTACTTTCTAAAGAATTTATTAAACTCATTTTTCATCCATTCGTAATCATTGATCATCTTTAAAGCTACATCATCGTCTTGATATTGTAGACCATATTTTTTACCCTGCTGAGCTCCTATTATAGATTGCTCGCCAAATCTTCTTCCCACGCCCACTGTAGTCCAGACGTGTAGTCTATGTTCTGCTTCGTTGCGTAATCTAGTAATTGTTTCAACGTCCAACTTATTTACTAAATCTTTATTGGTCAAGTTGGCTGACAGTTTTGCACATTCTCTATATGCGCTTCGAAATGTGCTGAACTCGTCGTAGTTAAATGCAGTGATATTACTAACTTCGTCAAATACTTTAGTACTTAATCCAAACCCCGTTGTGAAATCAATGACATCTTTATCTTCGCACATCAAGGGTTGCTTAGGTAGTATTTTAACACCTCCGTGACCATAAATCAAGTCATTTATTGGATTTATACTTGACCATACACATATATAATCGCATTCTGGCTTATACCACCATGTATTATATTTGCTGGGTGTAAAAGAGAAATCAAAGTCATCGACAATAATTGCGTCACTATCGACTACATAAAAATTATTGGTGAAACTTCGACGAGCACATTCTTGATGTGCTGCCGCAAAACCTTTTACACCATTAACTCGTCTAGCATTGGGTACTAGCTCTCGGAGTCTGGCGTAGTTTTCATCTGCGTACGGTTCGTTATAACTGAGGAAAAAAACATCTAGCATTATACTAGTATTTAATATTTTTACTCACGTTACTACAGGAACATTGTACTTTAAATAGAAGTCTTGGGCATGTTCAATATTGTTAACCATGGGCTGGCCTTTGATATTTAAACTGGTATTAAGTAACATCGGGCATCCGGTTAAACTATACCAATCTTCTAATAGCTTTCTAAATCCAGGACTGTCATTTTTACTCACAGTTTGCACACGGCTTGTTCCATCTTTGTGTATAATAGCAGGGAACTCTTCTGGCTTGGTGCATTTGGCAACGAATTGCATGAATGGGCTGGCTGTTATATTTGCGGGCATGTCAAAGTATTCGTGTACATGTTCTTCTAAGATTGCTGGTGCGAATGGTCTGAATTGCTGTCTTCGCTTGATTGCGTTGACTGTGTCTTTGATTTCGGAGCCTCTAGGATCCGCCAGTAGGCTTCGGTGCCCAAGAGCACGTGGTCCGAACTCAGCCTTGCCGCTAGCCACCCCCACAATTTTATCTCTTGTAAGTATACTAATAGTTTCATCAACTGGATATTCCTTTCCCATGTTTGTGCCAAGATATGCTCCTGGCCACGTAACCTGTTCGCCAAAAAAGGCAGCAACTGAGCCAACACTACTGCCAGCATCCCCAGGGTTTGGCATGATCCATACACGGTCCCAATCGCCGGTGATTTCACTGTTGGCCACACAATTAAGAGCACAGCCACCCATTAGTACAATGTTCTTACTGGGGAGATTTGCTCTTGCCCATGAACTAATACCTTGTAATATTTCAGTATACACTTGTTGAGTTGCGGCAGCAATATCAAATGTATCTTGTTCTTTCAATAAATCTAGTCTCCAGTCAGGACAACCACGATGCAGGTTACGTTTAAATTTGACTTCGGGTCCGTTTATAACAGCAAAGAAATCATTGTATATGTCTGCTTTATATTTGTTGGCGTCACCATAAGCAGCCATGCCCATGAGAATATATTCTTCTTCGTTGGGCTTTAATCCAATGCGCTGTGTCATAGCACTGAACCATAGTCCCAGACTATCTGGATATCCCTGTGCATATACTTTCTTTAATTCATTGCCAGTGCCTTGCCAAACTGTGAGTGTTTCGAACTCACCTATACTGTCAATTACTACCACAGTGGCATCTGCTAGTCCACTAGTATAATAACCAGCGGCAGCATGGCTCTTATGATGTTCACCTATTACCAAAGGTTGGTTTAAGTTGTATTTTGCTAGATATGATTTTACGTCATTTTCCACTGTACGGTTGCCCTGGCCAGCTTGGAATTGTCGGGCTGTTTTTAACACAGGATTTTCATACCAAACAATTAAATCTGGCTTACCGTATTGTTCGGCATCTAATATAATACCCGAACAAAGATCTCCGTCATTCTTAATGCCAGAATATCTTTCACTGTGTGCCGCAAATTGTAATTGTTTATCATGCCAAACACTGACTGCGGCGTCATGACTGTTGGCACTAATTCCCCAAATGTTCATCGGTATATAAATGGATCTCGTCGACGTAGTTCTTCTAAACGTTTCTTGAGTTTGATTTGAAATTGTACTTCGGGATTCTCGTGATCAAATGTTTTATAACGATCCAGCAATGATGTAATTGTTTTTTCTAATTCTGAATTAAACTTTTTAGCATCTATGGCTGCGATGATATCTCTGTATTCATCACTGTTAAAACAATAATGTCCACCAACACTGACTGCAATGTCCAAATCAGTGACTCCGGATGCAACCCATCGTTGCCAATAATTTTTACTGTATACGTAGTCTGCAAATCTAGACCATAGTTCCTTGGGTGCAAACTTTTTTAACAGGTCTGTTTGTACTTTGCCTAACTGCGGCGCAATATTTAAACTATCAACATCGGCATCTATTCTTTTTTGTATATCATCAGCAGTAAAGTAGTCGGCATTATGTTCTTTGAATAAAAAGCCTGCGGCACGTATTTGTTCGCCGATTACTCGATTACGTGCAACATCAAATGTGCCAGCTTGCCCGTCTTTGGTTAGACTGCCGGTTTGTGTTACAAAGAATTTAACGTTGTTTTTGTAGGGATTTAGAAATTCCAGTTGTAGATCTATTCTAGCTAGACTGCTATCAACATCTATACCCGTGTTATCCTCACTGCCAAATTCCAGCATAATATCAGGATTCAAGTTTAATGCATACTCAATTAAACTTTTTGCATGATGTAGTTGATTATCTTTGATACGGCTAACATCAATGTGTATTAAATCAAATCCTGCGGCGATATCAGCCGATATAGTTTTCATACAACGATCCATGGCGTCTTCAATTGTTAGCCCGCGATCTAAATCGCTGAAGTAAGGGCCGCAATGATCTCTGCATAATAATAAATTTGAATTTCTGTATTGCTTAACTTGTTCAACTAATTCAGCAGTAGTACAAACATATCCTGTAACATAATCAACTTGATTGCGGCTGGCAATAATCATCAATGGATAATTATTATCTCTTGTATGTTTAGCAAGGATTGATATAATTTCCTTACTCATTGGGCCGAAACCTAATTTAAATTGTTTCATATTGTCTGCTTTCGATTTCGTTGTATAGTTCTTCGCTGGATTTTATTCCAGTGTAAATCTCAAATTGTTTTAAGAATTGACTGCGATAAAACTCACGCCCAGATACGTATTTAATATTGTAATTCTGACATTGTTGTTTAAACTCGTTGTTCTTGATGGCCAAGTCGATTACCAGTCTTGTGTCAGGAGGTATTTGTCCCAGCATATATGGACTTTCATCACTGATTGTTCCCAAGGCTGTGCAGTTAATTATGATGTTTGCCGTCTTATATCGTTCATTCCATGTGCTTAAATTTCTGGCACAAACATTTAAGTTTCCGTAATATTCTTCTTCTAGGTATTTAATGAACATACTGCCTATGGCACCTGCACCCAAAATAGTTATTTTATCTGTTTTATTGATGTACTTGCAAACGTGTTCAACACCAGCCAGGTCGGCATTATAACCATGCGTTACACCTTTGTCTATTTTAATCGTATTACAACTATTATACAAGTCAACGTATGGATGCCGGTTGTTCAATAATGGCATTACTACTCGTTTGAATGGCATACTGATACTAATGCCACTAACGCCTTCTTCAATTGCATCTTTAATACTTTGTTCAACATTATCGCAGGCCAGCGGAGTATATGTTGCATCGATATTGTAATGCTTAAAGAATTCTGTGTAAAAATATTCTCCAGTCTTGCCTGGATATTGACTTAGGCTTATAAATTTTTTCATCGTTTGTATGCTCTTATCTGTTTTATTTTATTATCTTGATCAAACTCGATAACGTCAACTACTTGTGCTACTATTGCATTGTTAATTATAACTTTTATTTCTGCTATAACTGTGTCTAATCCCACGGCAATTTTATCAACATCAATTCTAATATCGTTGACTGAATTAAAGAAGTTTTGACTAAATTTTAAAATATTATCTTTACCAACTACTTGAACTTCCCAGTCCGTTAATACAATACTGTCACTGAACAATACTTCCAGTGATGCGACGTCTTTCTTACAGAAACTTTGAAAGTACATTAATGCTATTTGGCTTTGTGTTGGATTACTCATTGTCTAACTCCTCAAATAGTTTAATGCCCAAGTACCATAAGAATATATCAAATGGTGCAGTATGCAAAGGACTCATGTTCCAAAAGATAATTGGTATTAATTGTTGCACTTTTTTATAATCTAACTTATTATTTAATATATATTTCTTTAGACGTTCCTGATAGACTGTAATATGTTCTACACTAGGAATGCTCAGCGTTACGCTGTCGTTGTCAATTTCAATATTAAAGTTATGATTCTTAATGTTAGCGTAGTTAATAATTAATCCGCCGGCCATCTTGGCCAAGTCGTAGTATATATCACCGTATTCAACAATGCCTGCAAACTCGTGTCGCCAGTCTATGATCTTAAACTCTCCGCTGTCACTAATCACAATATTGTCAAACTGTAAATCGCCATGAAGGAATCCCGGGCGTGTAACTTGTGCAAAATATTCCCAGTCTATTTTGTTGAGATAATAACTGTAGTCTTTGACTTCTACACCGTCAACGTTAGTCACCGGCTTTAGATTAGGGTACTTTTCTAAAAACTTATTAATACGCGACAGTGATTTTGTTTTATAGAATTCAATGCTGGCATCGTGTATATCAGCATCTATGTCTTGCCACACATTTGTTTCCAGCCAATTAAGTAATTCATTGAATGCCACAGGATTATTAAACTCATAAAGAGTCTTGCCCGGAAAGAAATCGTAGGCCATATAATTACCGCTGTGTGTACAATTAGCGGGGAATACATAGGGGTTGGCCAATACTTTATCGTATTTCTTTTTTGCTATGCTGTCATCTAGCCACCATTTAACTACACGGTTGTTACATATGTAAGTTACTTCGTCCTTCTTAGTAAAGTCAAACTTTTGACTCTTGCCGAGTTCAGTTTGATATATAGTAGGACTGCCAAAGTCTAACCACGTATTTAAATTAGCAGTATCGCTGCCTAGTTTAATAATACCAATAAACTCATTGCTATGACTTTGTTCCAAGTCTGCGAAGAATGTTGTATAGTCATTGATATACATCAGCCCTGTAAATGCAGACCAAGTTGCGGGAGTAGTTTCTTTAAACTTGATATCTTGTATATGAAAACTATTATTTTTGTCAAACATTGTATAAAGATGCGTGTCTTGTTCAGGCACTGACTTAACAAAATAACAATCTTTATTTCTAACTAGATCCACAACTGTTTGATCAAAGTAAGTGTCACAGGGCACATACCAAAATGGGCTGTGAATCGAATTTTTACATTGTAGCAGTGTGTATCCGGTTCCTGACTTGGTGCCGGTCCAGTCGTCGATGTGCAAAAACTCAATGTTTCTGTCACTGTATGCTACACTACAAAAATCTATAATTTGTTCTTTTAGATGTCCAACGGGAATAATAAATTTACTGTCTTTTGAAAAACTATCAATAATATGTGCCAACACTGGTTTATCTTTGTAAGGCAACAATGCCTTGTTAAGATTCTTGGTATAGTTGCCCATTCTACTGCCGGTGCCAGCAGTAGGAATAATAACAGTATTAGTCATGCTCGTAGCTAATTCTTCCATGCGTTCTTCCAGCATCATCTTGTAAACGTATAACATCGTCTAATTCTGTTGTACTAGTTTCCATGAACTCTAGGTCAGTTGTTGCTATTACTCTATGAACATATCCCGGTGT